CAAGTCAGAAGTACCGTTCGTGCCGTCTGCAAGCTGCCAGCCCGCTCCCCATACGGTCGCAATGTTCGCAACTGCGCCATGCCACATGCGCACTTCGCCGACCTTGTAGGCAAGACTGCGGGCTTGCGCGCCCGTGATCGCGTCCTTGCTCGAAGTGGTGACGGAGCCGTTGGCAATGTTCGTGATCTTCTGCGCGTTGAAATCAACCGCAGCAGTAGGCTTCAGCGCGCCGTTATAGATCTGCTTGACGAACGCGCCGAGCGCCTGGATATAGCCGTTTGCGTTCGGCCCGACGTTTTCGGACCCTTGCGGGCTGTTGTTGTTCGGATTGGTGTCGAGATCGGTAAAACTCGATGGAATCGGCATGCTTCACCCATAAAAAAAGCCACCCGAAGGTGGCTTGGTGCTGAGTCGTGTTTGTTTAGCCGCGGTTGTCGATCTGTACGCGCGGGTCTGCCTGAGCCTTGCCGCGGAAGAACGACGCTACGCCGAGGACTGCGCCGATGGTCAGCGTCATATCCGCCGAGAGCGGCACCGGCTGAACGTGAAAGAGCGGCAGAATGAACATCGACATGACGTAAAGGCCGAAAACGAAGCCGATGAACGGGCGCCAGGTGTACGAAGGCCAATGATCTGCCTTCGTTTCCGCTTGCATCGTCGCGTTGACTGCGCCGATGGCGTCAGAGGCCGCGCCAATCTCTTTCTGATCGGTCGCCGCCTGGATCTGCGCCATCTGCACCTTAAAGTCGTTGTCCGCCTTCTGAAGTGCCGCAATGGCGTCAGGCGACAAGCCCGACTGCACGATCTGCGCGACTTGATCGGCCGTTCCGTCCGGATGCCCGACGACAGCCGAGCTCACGGCGCGCAGCGCAGCGCCTGCCACCATGCCGGCAGGACCGCCGACGACCGATAGAGCCGTAGCCAGAGTCGGAGCAACGCCGCCGAGTATCGATTTCCAGTCCATTACGAGACCCCTGTTCGCATCATGTTTGCAAGGCGCAACGCCCTGCCCGGCTTATCTGGTGTGCCGATGCCGACGTCATCACGCGCCCACTTCGAATCGAGCATTTCGTCGGCGGCGGTCGAGAATTTGCCTTGGCGCATCGCGATCAGCGCCTTTTTGAATCCAAGCAGGCGATTGATCCCCATGTTGAAACAGAGGTTAGCGAGCACGCGCATGCGTACATCGCTCAGTTCTGTCCACCAGGGCAGATTGCGGTCAAGGTCATGAAAGACGTCTTGCAAGTCGTCGTCGAGCAACGAATTAACCTGCGTGTCGTTGAGCGGGAATTTCCACCCGGGCGGCAGCGGCTTCGCTTGCAGGTTGTGCCCGACGCCGGCCGTATCGATACCCTTCGTGTCCTTGTAGACCGAATACCGAACCCCCTCGTCGCGCCGCAGCTCGGCGATCAGCTTTTGAAGGTTTTCGTTATTCATCGCCATTCGAATCACCCTTACGAAGCCGGCGAATGGTCGAGTAGATCTGAAGCACCGTATAAGCGATGGACAGAACCAGTAGAATTCGTGGAAAATTGGCATCGCCCCACGAGAGGAGCGTCACGTACCATGAAGGCACGGTTTTAACCACTGCCGATGCAGTTTCTTTCATTGGGTGCCCGGAAATAAAAAAGCCGCCCGGAGGCGGCTGTGCTGCTTTATCTTACAGAGGCAACGCCATGCAGCTTTACATCACCGCACTAGCGCCGATCGCGTGCATCTGCATCTATCACGGCCTATCGGGAGCGGTTCGTCGATGGCATGAGAGGCAACGGGCCAAGGAGGCCGCTCGGTTGGGTCTGGACAGGCGCCGCGGCGGCATCTGATAGAAGCCCTGCAAGTGCCTTGTTGACGAACATGCGGTTTTGCGCGTTCTCCAGCAATCCGCCGACGACGGGGATCTTCTTGACGCCCGCATCAAGCATTTGCGCCAGTGCCGCGCCCGTTCCCGATGTGTTGACCGTGTGCGACGACGGGAATGCGTTCATATACGATCCGACGCGGCCGATCGCGTTAAGCTGCGCGAGTTCGTCTGGAGAGTAGAACGCGCCGAGCTTCGTTTGACCGATGTTCTGCATCGCCTGAGCGAAACTCGCTGGCTTGAACGGCGCATCGCCAGCCACGTTCTGACCAAACCCCTTCACCGCCAACTGGGCGCCGAGTTGATTGCGCGCCTCATTGAATGCATCCGGCGCGTTCGACTTCAGCAGGTTCGCCAGCGCGACGACCTGATCTGTTTTCCCACCAACAACGAACCTGCGCACAAAGTCGTCGGGGTTAATCGAATTTGACGCCGCGGCCTCAAGCGCCGGAATCTGGTCGTGTAGCGCAAACCGAGCCGCCGCAAGCTGCCGGGCTGGCGCATAGACGCCGCCCTGATCGTCAGCCGACAGAATCGCGTTTTTGACGCTCCCCCGAAGCTGAGCCAGCGCCGCATTCGTCGCGGGGTCGCTGCTTTGATTGGCGTTAATAACCTTCAGCAGATTCTCGGCGCTCTCGATAGAGAACGTCTTTTGCTGCGTGCCGCCCATCAACCCTAGCTGGTTGAAGTTGTTGCGCACCCCGCTAGGAACCTTGTCGCCGAAGTCGTTCAAGACTTGCGCGTAATCCTGCGCGAGCCCCGTCAGCGGAACGTCGATGTTCTTTCCGCTCGATGCCTTCGCAGCCGCATAGGCGTTTCGAACATCGCTCGCAAGCGATGCATCGATATCACCTAACGTGCCCTTCAAGAATGAGCCCGCCTGGAAAGCATCTTGACCATTGCCGGCGAGGCCGTAAAGCGCCTGCTGAAGCTGTGTATTCTGCTGATTGAACCGGTTCGACAGGGCGTCGCCGACACGGGGCAGTCCGCGCATGTTCAATTCTTGCGAGAACTGCGTTGGATCGCGCGTGATCTGCCCGAGCGTCGGCTGAATACCGAGATCGCGGAAATCCTGCGCGCGCATCACCGCCGCAGGGCTGACGCCAGGGTTTTGTTGAATGCCTTGCGCTACCTGCTGCTTGAGCGGCGACAGCAATCCTGCCGGGTTGTTCGGATCGACCGGGCCGGCAAGCGGTTGATCCGCCGCGAACGATTGACGAGCTTGCGGCCCAAGTTCGTTGATTGCCTGATCGACGCCCGAATCAGCCAGCGTAGCAGCAGCTCGCGGCGTTACCGATGCGGGCGAACTGAAACGAGGCGCTATGGCGCGAACGCCAGCGGTAGCGAGTGAGCCAGCACCAACGCCAGCAGCGCCGCCGAGAAGGCCGGCCGCCACTTGCCACGCAGGATTTAGCCCCGCCTCGTGCGCGCCAGATGAAGCCGCGCCAGCGCCAGCGGAGCCAAGCATCTGCATGCCTGGAGCCACTTGAAGCGATCGACCAACAGCCTGCGCAACTGGTGACGCCGCGGCACTCGTTGTCCTCGCTGCCGCGTTGGTCGCGAGGGAGTTTGTCAGCGCCGGGATCATCTTTCCGAGGCCAATCGACGGCGCGGTGCCGGCCATCGCACTAGCTGCGTCTTGCACGACCCGTTCAGTCGCGTTCTGCGGTTGCGCCACGCCCGCCCGGTTCATCAGGTCTTGTGTCGATGCCGATACGGGCGCGAGGTTCGTGCCGAATACCTTGTTGATGCCGGCGTTCAGTGCGTCCCCAACCATTGCAGGGAGCGCCGTTACACCCGTCACGCCAGCTCGCGCCGTCAGTCCGAGTTGATGCCCGAGTTGATCGAGGAAGGATTGCGATTGTGCGGCTTGAGCGGCAGGAGCGGGCGCACTTGGTTTCGCACCCGCATCCGCAAGGAACTGATCTGCAAGCGAAGGCGCCGAAGCGCCCTGCCCGCCCGCGTCAGCCAAAAACTGATCCGCGAGACTTGCCATTTAGAATGCCCCCATGTCTTGCAGCGCCTTGATCTTGTTGACGATCTTAGGATCTTGCTGCATGAGCTTCTTGGCGAACGCCTGCCGTTTCGCCGGGTCCGTAATCCCCATGTACTGGAAGATTCGCGGATCGGCATTTTGGTCAAACTTCATTTCGGCGTTCGTGTAGCCCTTCGCATCAAGCGCGTTCGCCAGCGGCGCAAGCAACTTCGCCTTCGCCTGTGTCATCTGGTTTGCGCCGATCAGGTTATCCGCCGCTTCATTGATCGCATCCGGCGTCATGTGGGCGTTCGGATAGGCGGATTGCAGGATCGAACGAGCCGCATCCGTTCCGAGCCCACCTTGACCGAGGCGCGCGACGATCTGGTTGCTGTACTTGTCGAGCAGGTTGTTCGCCGTCACCGCATCGGTTGCTTTCTCGCTTCCAGCAAGCGACAGAAGCCCGTTCGCGTAGTTAATCCGATCGGACTGCTGCCCCGTTGCCGCCTTGCTGGACAGCGCCTTGATGCTTTGCAGGTACGAATTAGTCGTCGCAGCCTGTCGGTTCTGCTCAATCAAGCCGCTCCACGATTTGGAAAGCAAGTCTTGCTGGTTGCCGGCACCAGTTTCAGCCCCTTTCGCCGCGCCCATCGGGGCTGCGGCATAGATTGCAGTTCCGCCGCCCGGAAGCGGTACGTCCGAACTATTCTGCATACCCGTCGATCCGCCGAGGCCGGGAATAGACGGAATGGGCGGAGGCTGATTTCCGACACGCCCCGTTGCCGCCGCGGTGCGGTTCGTGACCGGAAGCGGATTGCCCTGCGCATCAACGCCCGCATACGGGAGCACGCTACCCTTGCCGCCTTCCTGAGCTGCTGCCGTCGCAGCAATTGCGCCTGCGCCGCCCTGCACCGGAACCACCGTCCATTGACCGGCCGCGTTCTTCTGCGCCGTGTAGCCTTCCGGAACCTGCGGCAACTGCTCCATTGCGCCCGTCTGCGGATTGTGAACATATCCACCGCCGCGATACGCCTCATTCGGCACGTAGTTCGCCTTGAAGATGGCCTGCTGCAAGATCTGACGCCCGATCGGGCTGCTCGGATCGATGCCGGCCGCCGTCATCTGCTTTTGAATGTCGGTCGGTTCGAACTGCTTCGCCGCGCTGGTGAAAAGCGCGGTCGGGTCGTTGAGCAGCCCATATGCGACGAGCGGGCGCGGCATATTGCCGAACGGACCGCCTTGAGGCGCCATGCCCTGTGGAGCCGATTGAATCGGAGCGCTACCACTGAGCGGCGTTTGCGCACCACCCAACGAAGGCGCAGCGCTTGCGACTTGAACCGGCGCACCTTGCGAGCCAGCGCCGGCCGAACCGTCCGCAGCGCCGCCAATGTCGGCGGCAGGGTTCGGCGTAGTCGCCATCTGCGGACCATTGCCGAGGTACTGCTGCGCCATGTCGAGCAGCATCTTGTTCTTCTGCAAGCCGAAGCCGAGTTGTTGCAACTGCGCGTTTTGCAATTGCTGCTGCATCTGCGCTTGCTTCGCGCCAGCATAGGCGTTCAGCCCTTCAAGGCCGCCCATGCCTACGGCTTGCGTGCCGCTCGTCAGCCCGCGGTTGTGCGCAAGGATGCCGAGGCCGGCTGCAAGCAAGCCCTGCGCGGCAGGCGTCATCTGCCCGTCAGAGCTAGAGAGCGTGCCCGTATAACTATCAAGCAATCCCATGCTTACCCCGTTGGGTTAAGTTTGTTCTGGTTCAGGATCTGTTGCAGCAACGATTGAGCGCCGCCCGTCGACAGCGTGTACGGGAGCGTCACAGCCGACGAAGGAAGGAAACTCCCCGCCGACGATCCGCCGCGCGATCCGCCGCCCATACGAACGCCCTGCATTAGATTGTCGTCCGGACTTGCCGAGCCGTTCGCTTTCGAGATCGCATAGAGAGCCGATTTCCAGTCAGGAGCCGTGCCGATCGCCCCGCTTAGGTTCGATCCGTTCATTGCGCCCATACCCATGCTCATAGGGTTCGACTGCACCTGACCGGGCATCGCTGCGCCTCCGTTCGGCATCGAGAACAGCGTATTGCCGCTGCCGTCCGGCATCGAGAACCCTGACGGCGCGCCGCTGCTGATATTTCCGGATGCACCCGCCCCGAGGCTCGTGAGCCCATCTGCACCGCTTCCGCTCATGTCGCCTCCTTATTTGCTGAATGCGCCCATCAGGCCGCCCGCTGCGCCGCCGATTGCTGTCCCCCACGGACCAAACATCGACCCCATCGCCGCGCCGGATGCTGCGCCGCCGAGCGCACCGCCGAGCGCGCTACCACCGCTCTGCGAAGACGTCGTGACGCCCTGCGCGCCAGATCCAAGCGCACCGGAGAGCGCGGACTGAAGCACGCCAAGCTGCTGATACGGCGAATAGGCCTGGTTGTACCATTGCTGATAATCGGCGCCGAGTTGGTTCTGTGCCGCTTGCTGCTGCGCCGTGCCGGCGTTCATCAACTGGCCTGCGCCGTAGTAATTCGCCTGATTCAAGCCGGGAGCAAGGCTCGCTGCATTCAACGCGTTAGACTGCGCAGCTTGGTAGTTCTGGCTGTTGAGCGCGTTGTTCTGCGCCGTGTAATTCAGGTTGTTCGACTGGTTAGCAAGTGCGGTCTGCGTGTTGAGCGCCGCTTGCTGTCCTGCGGTCTGCGCAGCCGTGTTGTAGGCGTTGCCATACAGGTTGGTCGCGACGTTGTTCAACTGCTGGCCGAGCTGCTGATTCTGCGTGTCCTGGTACTGCTGCATAGCCGAACCACCGAACGCGCCCGAGTTGCGGAACTGCGCCATCGTCTGCGCCGCGGTGCCGTTCTTGTATTGGTTCGTCAGTTGGTCCTGCGCCGTCTGTACTTGCTGCTGCACATACGGGTTAATCGCGCTCGCATAGGGATTCTGCGATGCCGTCACGTCTTGGCCGATGTACTGGTTCGACGTCGTGTACGGGTTCGATGCGTTGCTCGTCGCATTCTGAACGGCAGAATTCGCGCTATTAAGCGTCTGATTTGGATTCGACGCGAGACTCTGAACCTGGTTGATTGCCGCGTTCTGGTTGTCGTTCAGACCAGCGACAAGCTGGCCGCCATACTGCGGCATCTGCTGTTGAGAGAGCGCAGCGCCCTGTTTCAAAATCTGCTGCGCGTAAGGCTGCGCGTAGTCGGGCAGTTCTTGCTTGGTTGTTTGGCTTCCGCCGCCACCACCGCTCATTTGATGATCCTCTGGTAGACAGTTTCCCGCACGGAGAAACCATGTTTAGGAGCGACCTTCGCCCATCCGGAGCGGGTAGAGCTGAAAGTGATTCGCGTTGCGTTGATGCTTCGCCCGATGGCGTCGAGTTCATCGCTGAACTCCGCCATCAGATTGACCTTTGAATCCGAGTGCAGCACCCAGATATGCAGGCGTGCGCCGTCAAAGTCAGAAATGTTTCGCAGCACAAGAAAGCCGTGCTCTTTGCCGTCGATCGTGACCATGTAGAGCGTCGCGCCGTTCGTCTTGAGCGACAAATACAGGTCTTCAGGAAGCCAGCCGTCGCCCTTGTCCATCGCCTCAAGTCCGGGGCGCACGCGCGGCCAAACCGCCGCTAAGCCAGCCGGCGAGATAGGAACGAGTTGTTTCATTTAGTTGCCAGTGAGAGAGCGACAGGAGAGCCAAGTGCCAGGCGTGCCGGCCGCGGTGCAGATCCATCCGGTGATGACGTATTTGCTACCAGCGGAGCCAAGTTCAGCAGGCGCGCTGTTGCGTACGAAGTCGCCTTTCTGATACGTTCCGGTTGTTGGTGCGGCCGTGCTTGCGTTCGTCGCGGCCGTCACCTGCCCTTCGCTCAGGTTGTTAAGTTGATCGATGACGTTCGAAAGAATCTGGCGCACCTTGAACACCAGATCCGACGAAAACTTGTCTTTCGCGTCAGCGTTAGGAAGCTGCGGCTTCTGAATTCTCATGCAAGGCCATCCGGAACGAGTTTTGGCGAATAGCCGATCACTTCACAGTCACCCTCAAACGTCATCAACGCGCGGTGATAGCGTGCCGACGAATCGACGTCAAACTTGCCATCTTCGTATGTCGTCGTTACGCCTGGCGTGAACAGGCCGCCGAGCGTTGTCCGCTCCTGCGTGCTCATCGTTGCCGACGTCGGATCTTGCGCGAAGCGCATCCGCACGTACTGAAGCAGCGAATACGATTCATCGTCGCCAAAGTCGCCCGTCGTGATCGACGATTGCCCTGCTCCACCGGTCAGCGTCTGTATCGTGTGCGTCGTGTCGATGATCGATGGCTGAGTGGCGACAGACGTCCAGAATGGAGAACTCCACGGCACTTGCGGCAGGTCTTGCCATTCGTTAGCAATAGTCCCGAGCGACGTCCATGTGATCTGACCGTTGATGAAGTCAACCGCGGCTTCGATCGCACGATCAGCGCGGCCCCATTGCCCCGTCTTGTAGTTGTAGACGATGGCGCTATCAATAGCGCCGGTGCTGTTGTTGCTGACGTAGTACCAGAACACAAGGCTATTAAGCCGATCATGCACACTACAAACGGTCTGCTTATACGACGGGTTCTGGTTGCGGAAAAACCAGTTTTTCACCGAGTCGCCGATCGGCGTCGGGCGCGTACCGTCGAAAAGGTAGAAGTTGTCATTCCCGAGGAACAGATGCGCGGTGCCGATCGAAACGACAGCCTCTTGGCATGGAGCTCCGATCTGGTTCGAGATGACATTGAACGCCCAAATGACAGGCGGCCCCTGATATGTGCCGTAGTACATGGACGTTTCCTTGTACACGACAATATCCGGACCAAGCGCGCGCCCTGCCCTGATCTCACCGGGCGTATCGATGATGCGGCCGTTCGCGCATTGTGTAGCCTGGCTCGGCGTCCACACGGTTTGGTCGTACAGGCCGGAGTTCCACCAGCCATCGGGGCGCGTGCCGTAGGTCGGATCAACCGTGTTGAATGCGAACACGAAACCCGCTACTGTCTCGATTATCGCCGCCTTCGGTGCTCCTGCAATGTCTGCGAATGCGCCCGTCGTGCTCTGCTGAAGTACATCTGCGCCGTTCGTAGCTACAGTCGTGTTGCCGAACTGCGTAAAGCGCCACGCCGCGGACGACGAGGCGGTATATGGCGAGGCGCGCGAGACGTCATTCCAGACGCCAGAGCCTTCCTCATACAGCTTCGTTTGCGTGCCGACGAGCAGCCTGCGCGTATTGTCTAGCTTGACGAGGGTAGCACCGCCGAGCACCTTAGCCGGAAGCGCCGGCATTCCAGCACTGACCGCACTAGGCGCCGCACGCATGCCCTTGAGCGACGGCACCATGTTCTCGCAGTCGATCACTGCGCCAGGCGTCGTTGGATCGATATCGGGCGCGAAGCCGATCAGTTTGTTACCCATTACATGGCCCTCATCGACAGCGAAGAACCGGAGTACTGCCCGTCGCGGTCGTTGTCATGCAGGTCTTTGATTGCCGTCTCAAGTGCCTGCGCCCACACCGCAATGCGTTCGTCGTTCTTGATGAACGGCTCTGCTTCGAGCAGCGATGCATACAAGTAAATGTCGGGCGCGTCTTCGAGCAGCCAGTTCGACGTATTGCTGTCGCTCAACGGCTCGATGTTTTGCAGGTAGTGCAGCGTCAGCTTTGAGCCGTCTAGATTCGTCAGCAGCCAAATCTTGTTGCCGGCGATCGTGTACTTATTCATCCCGTCGACGTCTTCCATGCAGGCGTCAGCCGCCGCCTCAGAGACGAAATCAAGCCGCTTGTCGCCGTAGGTGATGCGTATCGCCTCGTTGTAGTCGCCCGGAAGCGTGACCCAATTAGTCGACGGCGTGACGCTGTAGAACGTCCGCATCTGGCGAACTTTGATCCTGCGATTTAGCCGCGCTTCAGCGAGCGCTATGAAGTCGGGCGCCGCATCGCTCAGATTGTTGCGCTTGAGCCAGCGGCCGACCGACGCCTGGAGATCGGAATACGATGCGAATGGCATTAGACGCGCCCTGTCCAAACGCGAAATCCGGACAGATCCGGATCGCGCAGCATTGCCTTGATGTGATCTTGGCTTTGCATGAATTCTTCAAACGTGATGCCCATCCGGTTCAGGTAGTTCTCAACCACCACAGCCGGGAAGCTGGCCGCATGGCGCATCTCGTTTGATCCGACGATGCCCTCATTGCGAAGCGCGGTCGTCGTGTCGAGAATCGGCGTGCAATCCTGAATCCGCTCGATCGCAGTCGTGTCCGTCTCGGGGATATAGTGAAAGCGAGTGCCGACTTCCATGTCAGCAGTCCTCAAGCGGGCTTACCTGAACAGTTCCGGCGGCGGATACCTGAATTGCTGCGATCGTCGAAGCACCAGCGACAGCGAGAACGATCGAATCGCCAGGCTGAACCAGCACATCGCCAGCGACAGCCGTCGTGCCGATCTTCACGTATGCGGACGCGGTAGAAGCGACGCGGATATATTTCGGCTTCGTGCCGTTCGCGCAGTTCGGAATCGATGCGCTGGCAGAGGTCGCGCCAGTCGTGATCGTGACGCCGGTCGCGAAGATTTGCATTGCCTTGGACATGGATTTCCCAAAGAAAAAGGGGCGCCCCGAAGGACGCCCCCTTGATTGCTACGAACTACGCCGGATTACAGCAGGTCGCGGATTGCGCCGGATGCCTTCTCCTGGCCGGCCTCAAGCGTGTACTCAACGACGAGCTGACGCTTCTCCGCGTCGCCGGTCTTGGCGAGCGGGTTGGTCTGCATCGGACGCAGGAACGCTGTCTTCCAGCGGCCCATTTCCAACACGAACGCGGTACGCGCACGTTGGAAGCGGTTCGGCACAGCCTTGATCGTGCCGAAGTCCGACACGTACACATCGACGGCAGCCGTCACTTGCTTGTCTTCGCCCTTGTCGAAACGGGTCGATGCGCCAGTGAACGTCGAGAACGTCTGCTTCTGCGTGCCGCCGAGCATGATGACGTTCGGGTTGCCGCCTTGCGCCCACGCGAGCTGGATCACGTTCTTCAGCATCGCTTCCGTGAACGCACGCGCGGTGCCGTCAGTCGGCGCCGTATTCGTGTTGTAGTTCGGAGCCGCACCCGTTGCGCCAAGGTCGTTGTTCGTTGCGACCCAACCTTCGAGGCCGCGAAGCTGACGAGCGGTCGTCGAGTTGCCGGCAATGGCGGTCGTGTTCTGCGTCAGCGCCGTTTCCATGTCGCGCTTAAGCTCAAGGCCCTTGAGACTCAACTGATACGCGAGTTCGTCCTTGCGGCCTGCCGGGTTCATGCCCGATTGCTGCGTGCCCGAAACGATGATCGTCTTCGTCGAGATCTGCGTGCGGTTGTTCAGGCGAACGGTCGGCGTCACGGCAGCAGCGCTTGCGTCGTCGCCTTCAACTGCGGCGTTGTTCGCAGCAGCGGCGAGATCCTGCGTTTGCCATTCGTGGAGCGTGTTGGTCGCTTTGCCCTTGCCGATGCCGCTCATAAACGGCGTGTCGGTCGGCGCAATCCGATAGATCACGTCGGTGAGATCTTCACGGTTTCCAACGGCGGAATAGGTTTGGTAGGTATTTGTCGGAGCGGTCATTTCTGATCCTTAATCAAGGAATTGGAGGATTGCAGCAGCCCCCGCTTCCACGCTTCCGGTCTTGGACAAGCGTCGCATCGCCTCTGAACGACCGTCGCCAGGCTTCATGCCGGTTCCGGGCCGCTCAACTTTGGGCGGGAGCTTGTTGACCTTCTGCGCAGCTTGCGATTGCTGCTTTATAAGTTCGTCGTACTTGCGCGCTTTATCAGCGACCAGCAGAAGCCGATGGTCGTTGATGCCGTTTAGCTCTTGCGCATCGAATCCCGAGGAAGTCAGGAATTCGACGATCGCCTTTGCGCCGGCCGCGTACTTATCGGGGTCTTTCCATTCCGGGATGGCGTCGCGCAACTTGCGGCCTTCCTCGTCGATGCGCGCCTGCGTTTGCTGCGCCGCTTCGGCTTGCTGCTGCTGCATCAGGTAGGCTTGCGCCGCCTGTGCCTGCTGCAACTGTGCCGCGCGTGCTTCGAACACATGCCGCTGACGCAGGTATTCCTGCGGATTGGTTGCAATCAGTTCTTCCCAGTTGGGTTGCTCTGCTTGCATGAGCGCTTGCATCTGCGGAACGAAAGTATCCAGAACCTGCTTGAGTTGAGCCCGTTCCTGTTGGAGTGGAGCCCGCTCCGCTTCAGCCTGCTTTCGCAACGCAGCAGCCTCTTCGAAGCGCTTGTTTGCCGCGGCGGCTTTCTGTGCCTCCGCGATCAACTCAGCGCGCGTCAGAGTGCGATCTTCGCCGTCGACCTTGATTACGAACGCTTCCTCCGCCGGCGTTTCAGGTTGGGCCTGTTCGGGTTGGGCGTCGGATTGCTCCGTTTCGCCGCCCTCTTGACCGCCTTCCTCGCCTGCATCCGATCCGTCGACCATCTCGGACAAACGACCTAACAGCTCGTCGTCAAATGATGCTTCGTTGCCCTGGTTTTCAGCGCCCGATTGGGTAGCCTCGTCCATGCATTACCTCAAAGAAAAAGCCCGCTGGATTGCTCCGGGCGGGCTTGGTTTGAATTGGTTGCCAGTCTTTCCCGGCTGTCACCGCAACCTTTCGGTTACCCGGATTAAGGGCTGATCGAGCGCGGTTCCCCATTGGCCATTACGCGGCGATCTCGCCGTTGTTCCACTGATACGACACGTCGCCAGTCTCAACCGGCGCACTGCCATGCTCGCCATGCCACAGCGCAACAGGCGCGTCCGGATGCCACACGCGAACGATGCGACGGTGAGGATGCGCTTTCTCTGCCTCTATAAGCCGAAGCGAGAAGTCACGCCATCCTTCATGCGTTGCAGCGCCGATTGCTGCACCATTTGCAGTCGCGCCATCTTGCCCGTTTCCACCACCGTCTTTAGGTGGCCTTCCACGGCGCTTAGCGACTTCAACAGCCTCCATAGTTCCTCGCGTCCTTGAATGTCACGCGCAGGAGACGACTCCCACGCGGACACGTATTGAGCCTTCAGGGTGGCGAATGCCTCACTGAGTAGCGGGTGCTCCATCAGTTCCGCCGCCTGTTGCCCCCGGCTGATTTCCTGCGTCTGCTCCAATCTGAGCCTCCTGAAGCGACGTTTCGTTACTGTGAACGGTCGCCGCAAAGTCGAGTGCTTCGGCCTGCGCGCTGACGCCGGCAGGGATATAGATCGCCTCGCGCTGCACTGCGAGTTCAGCGTAGAACTTCTCGCGCTCCCATGCCAACTGAGCCGCGTGCTTGTCGCGCTCGCGCGCATCAAGCAACTGCTGCTTCTGCATCTCGAGCGCCGCCTCATTGCGCGAGCGGTGATCGTCGAGCTGCGCCTTCATTTGCAACTCTTGCTGATCCGATTGCGCTTGCGCCTGGATCTTGAGCAGATCCGGATTTGGCTGCGGCGGCTTCGGCGGCTGCTTGCTCGGATCGGTGAAAAACAGTTCCGAGTTCTTGAAGCCGAGCGCCTGAGCCATCTTTGTTGCTGCGTTGTAGATGTTCTCAGGCGTCGCGATGCCGATTTGCAGACCTTGCGCCTGCACATTGCCAAGCGCCATCAGGTGTTGGACGATCAGCGTCTTGTCGCCAGTGCCAAGCCCGACGTTCACGACGGTATCGTATTGATTGCGCCACGCGCGAGGATCAACGTCGACCCAGGAGCCGCGCAGCTTGATCGTCATCGCCTTGTCCTGATACTGCGCAAGCAGCTTCTGGATCATGCGGAACAGGTCTTTCATCCCCGTTTCCGCCATGCCGCGAGCAATCAGCTTGATACGCATATCGGCGCGGTTGGTGATGTTCTCAAGCCCGCCCTTCGTCTTGTTCAGCGTGTCAGCATCAGAACCCTGCGTGTACTTCGTAATGCCTGTGCGGTCTTGCTTCGCAGCATCCGCATATTCGAGCGCCTGATATGCGCCCGCGGAATCCGCTAGACCCTGTTGCAACGGCCCGACCATTCCCGGCGCCTTGACGCGCACGACCTGACCAGGCCGCGTCGTCAGCAGATCGTCGAGATTTACCTGACCATCAACGGCGAACGTGCGGCCGTTGATCTGCATGTACATGTTGTCGAGAATCGCGCGCCATATCGACGTCTTGATCTTCTGCGTGTCCATCGCCAAGTCAGCGAGCGACAGGCCGAAGAAGCGATGCGGTCGGCGAATCGGCGTGATGCTGACGAACGGAGGCCCGTCGCATTCCTCGTTAGCGAGCGTGACGCCACCGCCGCGGACGACCTTGCGCCATTCCGCGATGCCGTCGCCGTCGTAGTCAACCTGTAGATATGCTTCCGTAATCCACACGACGCGCTGGCTCGGATCGCTGCTGATCTGACCGCCATCGCCGGCATACGCGAAATCGTCGTCGTATGCTTCGCGCTCGATGCGCTCGCCGTTCAGATCGCCGTTCGAATCACTGTTGATTTCGTCGACGTTCTCGTATCCTGCAGCACGCAGCTCCGAAAGCGTCTTCGGCATGTGATGCCCACAGAACGGCGCATCAGCGATCGACTTCGCCCGGCGAGAAATGATGAATTCCTCAGGCGGAACGTTCTCGACGCACACCTTGCCTACTTTCTTCGTGCGCTTGAGCGTCACATCATGCAGCACTGCAACCGTCGACGGATCGGGCTGCTGCGGAGGCGGCACATTGAACGGCTGACCGTGCATCTGCGCTTGCGCTGCGGCTTGCTGGTACTGCTGCATCTGCGCTTCGTATTGCGCAAGCATCGCCTGCACTTGCTGCGGATCAGGATACGCGCTGTGCTCGATCGGCTCCACTTCAGGATCTTGCAGAAGCTGCGTCATCTGCGCGTCAGTCAGGCCCGAGTACTCCTCGCGAACTTCTTCCGTCGAGTCATCCCACCAGACCTTCAGAATGCCGTTCTTCTGCTTCAGCGCGTCACGAATCCATGCTTCAAGAATCTGCCAGCCGGGATTCTGCTGATAGAAGACGTAATTCACGACGTCGGTCGTCTGCCGCGCCGCTTCCTCGTCGTTCGGATTGCGCCCGGTGAACTCCACGACGTCATCGCCGGCCGTGAAGATCTCCATGAGCGCGGGAAGCGTCCACTCGATCGTATCGGCTACGTCGGTCGACACGACAGCCGAGCGACCCTCGATCGCGGGCGGTGCGAGATCGCCCTTTGCCTCGCCGAGATAGTAATACTCAGCCTTGCGCCGCATCTCAGACAGCGTACCGCCCATATAGGCGATCGACTGGCGAATCTCGGTGTCAACGATGACGCCGAGCTCGTTGTCATCGATCTTTTTCGGTTTGTCTGTCATTTAGGCGTAGTTCATGTTTGGATAATTGAGCGGCGCATACTCGCGAGGCTCCTCCCAGGCGACCATCGCAAGCCCGAACGCGTCGGAACCGTGGCTTGACCAATCGTGATTAGGCCCAAGCCCGATGCCGCGCTCCTGATCGCGCTTCTCGTGATACCAGCCAAGCGCAGCGCGTCCCGGCTCTGTCGTTTCCTCGTTGAATCGCACCTGAGGGAACAGCACACGGGCGCGCTCGATACGCGCCATTGCGGCGCCTTTGCCCTGATTCGGAATCACGGTGACGGTGTAGCCAGCCTTACGTAGCGCAGAGGCATACGAGACGTCGTAGACCTTTTCTTGCGTGTCGCCATCGTGCGGAAGCGTGAACTGCGCTCGATCTGCCGTGTAACCCTGCGTGCGGCACCAAGCCAAGTGCGCGTCGAGCGGCTGTCCAACAGCCTCGTAATAGTTGACGACGCGGATTTCCCGCCCAATGAACTGCATCGCCCAAATAGCGAACGCGTCAGCCTTGGCGCCAGTTCCGCCAATGTCGCAGAACAAGCGAATCGTCATCAGCGGATCAGCCGGGAAGAAGCCGATGCGGCCGTCATCCTTGGCTTTCGCAAGATGCTTGGCGAAATACGCGCCTTCGAGAGTCGTCACGTAATCGCCGTCCCATATGTGCGCGTATTGCTCAGGGCGATTCTCTAGATCATCCTGGCGATCGCGTTCGAGCTTCCGCGGAAACTTCGGGTTGTCCCGCCAATTGATCTGAACGCCCTTGATGCGCGGGTTCTTGCTATTGCGGAATCGACGCTCAACCGGCGCATTCTTGCGCTTCGGGTTCCACGTCACCCACAGTTCAGCGTTCCAGTCCTCGCCTTCCTCGCGCAGCGTCGGGATCAGCGTCGACCAGGCCTCGTCAGTGACCGGCTCCGCTTCGTCGACCCAACACAGCAGGATTCGCCCTTTCGACTTGATCGACGCGATGTTGCGGTCAAGACCTGCGAAGGCGAACCAGATCCGGCCGTCTTTGCTCTTGATGTACTTCTCGCCAATGTCGTAATACGCCCTGAGGAACGGCTCATCCTCAATCGCGCGCTTGCATTCCTCAAGCGACGAGTCTTCCAGCGAGTTCATGAACTGGCGAGCGCACAGCAGCATCCCTGAGATACCCTGCTTGCCGTACATATAGCCACGCACCGCGGCGAGCTTTGCAAAACTGCGCGTCTTGCCTGACCCTCGCCCACCGTGCGCGTATCGAACGTCGGCCGGGCCATCGAAAACAGGGATCAGTTTCTTCGGCAGCTTAATCTTGGCTGTCGTCATCAAGCGCCACCAGTTCTACGCGCGTGATGGTTTCCAGCGGCCCACCATCAGCGCCGGTAAGTTCAACGGCCTGCATCGACTTGCCGTAGCCTCTGTCGAGCAGTTCTTTCGCGGCAGCGATGCGCGCCGAATGGTTCTCGCTCGTCGTCAGGATCGTTGCGAGTTCGCGAATTGCATCCTCGCCGTACTCCTGCGCGAGTGCCCGAACATCAGCAGTGATCTTGTTCGGCGTGCCCTTCTGCCGTCCTCCGCGACGCTCACCCGGTTTAGAACCGCGCGGCATCTTTGCTAACCTTTACTAGTTTTGCCATAACGTGCGCCGCATCCTTACGGGTAACGGCCCTCTGTGGTTGTTAGGTGCGCGCTCACCGGCCCGTATGTGTTGCCGGGTTCCTGCCCTGACCAGGAGCGCGCGAAAGAAAGATTGCCGCACCCGGCGCGCCCTAGAGTTCCCTTGCGGGCGGAGACAGGACGCTTCCAACACCTGTGCGGCTGACACTGTTTTCCCACCTGTGCCTGGGGTGATGAATGCTTACGCTTCCGGCTTAATCCGGAATTCCCAAATCCTTGCGTACTTGCGCGAAAGGTTGTCGCGCGCCTGCTCAGCCTCGCGCACACTGCGATATGCCGCCCACTTGCGCCATTCATCCTTCCCGCCCATCAGTCGCGCCCACTGCTTAGCCTCGCTGATTGGCCGAGACTGCAATATGACCGGCGTCGCCTTCTTCGAGCGCGCCGGGACCGGTCGTTGGTCAACGATTCCCGCCCTCACCTTCTTGGCGTGTATGCAGCCTTCTCTGTAGTCGCTCATATCAATGCGTGATCCCTGCGCGCGCCATGATCGATAGCGCAGCCTCGAACAAGCCTGCGTAATCGTCCTCGTCGTATTGCTCTGCGCGGCCGATCAGCATTTCTAGCGTCTCGTCGTCGAGTTCCAGATTGCCGGCGTTCACCAGATGGCCGAACGCCACCGCGAGCGCGTCGGCTAACGTGTCTATGTCTTCGTGCGGGCAGAGCTTGCGCATACCACCCCGCTAACAGGTTGTGATCATCGGATTGACGGGATACGTAACACCCGTGCCCGGCTGCAGCCAATAAGGCTGCTGGGGATACGACGGGTAATCTTGTTGTCTAGCAGGTGTCTGATGCGTCTGCTTCGCGAGATCCTCTGCAATCTTCTTCCAATCAATACCGGATGCCGGAGTCTTTTCTTGACTGACATCGCCGACGGCAGGCGTCACTTTCTTGAACACCGTATCGAGGTGCTCGAGAATGGACTTCCACTGCTCAGGATTTGGCGCGGCGCCCTTTCCTAGCTCAACGAAACCTTGCAGCCAATACGTGAATTGTTCTGGTGTCATGCCATCCTCTGTCCACGAAAGTACGCCTTACCGTCATCCCGCACTGAGCAGAACTCTGGATGAAGAAGCTCGCCATCACGCCACGTGAGCACCGCAAAGCCGCTCTGCCAGTTCGCATTGCGGCCGGTCAAGTAATGGAACTCATCTTGCGATGGATCGGCCAGCATGCCGGTCTCTATGCCGTACCGCAGCTTTCCGAATCCGCGGAACTGGACAGCCTGTAGGCGGTGCGTGTGGCCTGTGACGACGTGGTAGCCCGCGCCCTTGACAACGTTGTTGTAGGCGGCATGCATGCCGTTGGCGACGCTGTGAATGATCACAGTGTCATCATTCACATCGATGCGATACGAGTCTTTCCATGCCGGCAGATGGTCAGCCAGCGCGAACCCTGCGATGCCCTCGTATTCCGGCGCAGAGTGAGCCAGGCGGCTGTCGAATCTCACGTCGTGATTGCCGATCGTGCGCATCAGCTTCATACCGCGCGCAGCGGCCTCGATCTCGCCTAAGCGATCCTGCACCGCCTCTAACTCGTCCTTGACGCTGTACGTCTTTTGCCAGCCAATGCGGGCGTGCTTGCTGATGCGTGCGCCGTCGAGCAAATCGCCATTCAGGACCACCGCCTTGATTTCGTCGCGATGTTCGTGGATGACGTTGCAGAACGCCTTGTGCGCGGTCGTAACCAGCTTCGGCGAGTAGTGAGCGTCAGAGCCGACGACGATCGAGCCATTGCGAATCGCCAGCCGGTTCGTCAGTTTCTTTTCCGTCAGCGTCAGCACCACGTCTTGATGCTTCGCCGCCCTCATGCGATCGCGAAACGTCGTCTCTGCGATGCCGCTCGCCCGAGCGGCAGCCTTGATGCTGCCGTGCGTCTCAATGGCCTTCTGGTAATCGATCAAGCATCGCCCCCGATACGTTTTAGTGCCGCCTCGCGATCAGCCTTCATCGCGCCGGAAATCAGTCGATGCTTCTCGCTCTCTACGCTGCCCAATAGCGCCCCGTGTGCGCTCTCTTGATCCAGGCGCAGCGCCATTTCTTCGGCGTCCTCCGCGAAGTCCATTGCGAGCATCGCAACAGCCAGCACGCCAAGCGCAGACAGCAGCAACACAAGCGCGACAACGACAAGCGAGACGAGAGACATGGCGGCTCCTATAAGTCTGTGAATGTATTAAATGTGGGCGAGCGAACGCGCAAAGCATCCACGGCGTCGACAGTTTGCAAACAAAACTTGATGTTCTAATACTGTGGAAGTATTATATCTACACGCAAACGCGGAGACCAACCATGAGCAACTACGAAAATTACGTCCTGAAGCAAGCCGCCGAGACGATCGGCAAGCTGCGCGAGCTGGTGCAGTCCGGTCACATCACCATCGAGAGCGCATGCGCAATCGGCGAAGCGCGCGCCATGCTGCAAATCCTCTCGGACGCACTGGAGGCTCGCAGTGAACGCGCGGTTTAAGTGCAGTCACGATTTCTGGCTCGATCAGGAGGCTGACGCCTACTACAACGAGACAGATGGCGAGGACGACGAAGAACCGGAGGATGATCCGGATGATGAGTGACTAAGGCCCGCGCGATGCGGGCTTTTTGTTTGGTGGATGGACTAGGTAACGATCCTAGATGGCCCTTGTTTGACGACAGATTTACAGTCTGCCCCGCCTCCTTAGCGGTCTACCCATCCTGAACACCCGTTGATAAGCCGCGCGTGAGCGCCGGGCATGGCAAAAGTTGAGAGTGGCCGGCGCTGATCTCCGGCTTGCTACCAGGATTGGCCGGGAGGGAAGCGTCCCCGTATAGCTATCCCGAATTTTCGCGCATCAGCCTGCGCATTCACTCTCACGACTGGCGGCTAACAAGGATCGGCCTGTGTTTCCGATCGGCTATGGGTTCACCGCAAAGGGTTTCCATGTCTGCCAGCGCACGTCGCCTTAACCGCCATGCGTGAGAGCGCTGTCTTTCCAGCAGTCAGGAGCGGGGATCTCCAGGCGAAACTATAAAGCAAAAGCCGCCGCATGATCTCTCAGGCGACGGCCGCCGAATAAAAAGCCGCTCAACCCTTACGGGGAGCGGAAACTGCTTTGCAGCAGAAGGAACCGGTGATGAATACGACCCAAGTCGCAATGACGTCACGGTGACACAATCATATCAAAACAGTCCAAGTTGTGTCAACCAAAACTTTGCGCGTATTAGTGCGGTCGTCCGACGATCGACAGGAGCGCGGCAATCGCCTCCTGACGCATGTGAACGGGGATGGCGGCGCAGGCCGCGTTGATGAATTCGTGGTCAGTCCAGGCGTCAGGCGATAACTCGCCCTCGAACACCGGCAAAACATTGGCACTATTTGCAGCGACAGCTTGCGCACCGGTCATAATTACCCGCCTTTCTCTTTTGTTGGAAGACGCTTTCAACTAAGCGACCCCTGAACATTAAGGCTTATCATATGGGTACGCAACAAATTTTTGTATCGCTTTGTTGCATTTCAGCAGCATTAGAAGTCAAAATTACTTTGGTAGGACGAAAATTGTTAGCGCTGTAATACTTTTGTCTGCCCCGCTGTCAACCGTTTGCGAGCAGCTTATTTTGCGTGCTCTTTCTCGACGATTGTCTCTATCGGCTTTCCTGTGACGATAGCGCCCATCACCTTTATAAGCGCAGCGCGCGTTGCTTCCGGCGAATGTTCGTAGAGACCGCGGACAGTGTTTAGAACGTCTGCCAAGCCCTCGTCTTGGACTTCCGCAGGCTCCTGATGGTTTGTATCGAGCCAGCCTTCCGGAAGGTTCAGAGCGCTTTCTATGCTGCGCGCGAGCTTCGGCCCGATGATGCGACCGTTACCGCCTTCTTCCTTCTTCCCGCCGTTCTTGATCTGAGACACGTAGATCTGATCCATGCCGAGGCGGTCGGCGAATCGTCTGAGCATTCCACGATCCGGCTCGTTCGGCCAATCCTTTCTGAAGTCTTCTTTGAATTGGTCAAACAGCCAAAGGAAGTTTCTCTGACGGATGCGCTCGATTGTTTCTACGGTCATCTTCGGTTCCTGTGTTTTAGTCGCGGGTTGGCCCCGTCGTGCGCACCTCATGCGCTTTCTCACCGGTACGGTCGTGCTCCCCTCGCCGTCCTGCTTTTCTCGTGTAACTGAATATTGCGACATCGGGCGTCTGAATGCAAGCGTGAACTAAGCAAAAAACTAGAGTTTTCACTAACTTACGGCGCTTTACGCTTACAAATAGTGGATACTTACAGCGCTTTATAATACAATGGAAGCCTTAGACAAACAGGCGAAAGGAGCCGAAAAATGGATGCAAACGAGTTCCATCAAAAGCACGGCCGCAAGATCGTCGACCAGGTGCGCGAGAAGCTCGGCATGAGCCTGTGCTCTTGGTATCACATCAAGAATTACGCCCGCCCGGTGACGCCTGATCGCGCAGTGAAGCTTGCTATCGCAAGCGACGAGATCACGGCTGGCGACGGAATGCAGATCGTCGACCTGCTGCGCCTGCGCGATCTTCCGGCGCGCGTCGTCGGCACCGGCAAGGACGAAGCATGAGCATTTGGTCCTACAAAAAGGCGGTCATGCAGTCGAAATTATCGGCGTCGACCAAGCTCGTCTTGGTTGCGCTCGATATGCACGTCAATGACATGGGCGACCCCGCATTCCCATCCTACGCCCGCCTCGCGGATCTCACGTCGCTCTCTACCCGCAGCGTCATCGAGCACGTTGGAATCGCCGAGCAAGGCGGCTGGCTCAAACGCGAAAAGCGCTTCAACAAGGAAGGCCGGCAGCAATCCAACCTGTTCTACCTGCAAATTCCGCATCACCTCGCTGTAGCAAGCAACGCAGGAGCGGAACCAGAACTTCCCTTATCTGGGGGTGCAGATGGTTCACCCATGGGTGCAGCAGGTTCACCCTCGGGGGTGCAGCAGGTTCACCCAGAATTAACCATAGGAAAGAACCAATCAAAGGAAACTAAAAGGGCTACCGCGCTGCCAGCGAATTTCGCCGTCACGGACGATCTGCGGAACTGGGCTGCTGAACGGGGCTACACGTCGCCAGACGAGCTTCTGGAGGCATTCAAGCTCTATCACACCGCCAAGGGATCGACGTACAAGGACTGGAAAGCAGCCTTCCAGATGTGGATCCGCAACGACAAGCGTTTTTCTTCGCCCAAATCTAAAACATCTGGTGTATCATCGAGTAAAACAAAATCGCTGGCTGACATGGACTACAGCGAGAGTTTCTTCTAACCAGAAGTGTCGCAAAAAAACAAACAAGGAACCGCGATGAATGACTTAGAAACCACATGGGGGCGCAAATGAACGCCTACTGCGCAAGGAATTGCAAGGTGATGTGCCAAAACTCGACGCATGGCGTGTGCGACGGTGCGCCAGCTGAATTCGGCATGTGCGAAAAGCACGGCAAGTTCCCTATCCGCTCAATCTCTGTGGGCGAATGCACCATTCGTGTGACGCGCTGCCCTGCCTGCTCGAAGGAAGATGCAGACCGCGAGGCCGCTGTACAGGCGAAGAAAGAGCAGATAGAGCGTCAGGCGAAGATCGAAGCGCGTCTGGAGCAAGCGGGCATCCCTGCTCTGTTCCGTGATCGCACGTTTTCGAACTATGAAGTCAAGGGAACGGCTCAGGAAATCGCATGGTCGCGCTTCTACAACTTCACGGTCAGCTTCAAAAACCATCTGAAGCGCGGAACGGTTCTCGTCGGCATCGGCAAGGTTGGAACAGGGAAGTCGCACCTTGCTTGCGCCGCAGCCAACGCCCTCATGTCTCAGGGGCACACCGTCTACTTTACGTCCACCGCACGCTTGTTTACCAAGATTCGCGGAACATGGGCGCGCAACTCCGAGCTTACCGAAGAACAGATGCTTCGCCAGTTCGAGTCGATCGATTTGATGATCCTCGACGAGATCGGATTGCAGCGCGGCACTGACGACGAGATCCGCACGCTGCACGAGCTGCTAGAGGCACGCAGGCTCAATTGCAAGCCCACCATCCTGCTGACAAACCTCGACGTACCGAGCCTGAAGGCGTATCTCGGCGAGCGCTTCATGGACCGCCTGAGCGAATCTGGCGTCAGCGTGAAGTTTGATTGGGAGAGCCACCGGCGCCAATCGCGCGACGTGGGCGGCCTTGATTCGGAGGCAGCATGATTCCAGCCCGCATCAGCGATTACCTCAGCACGCAGCCCGAGGGCGCCACCGTTCAGCAGATCGCCGACAGCATCGACATTACTGCTCAGAAGGTGCGCCAGGCACTATCGCGACTTGAAACCAGCGGCAAGGTGAAATGCAACGGCCGCCGCGATAGATCGGGTTGCATTTGGTTTAGCACGCGCGAGGATACGCCGCCAGTGTTCAGGGCGATGGAGACGCTACGGGCGATGCAAGACGCTTGCCGTGCGCGATTGATGGCTAACCAACTGGAGGCGGTATGAGCAAAAGCGTATGGGTTATCGAGAAGGGATCGTACTCTGATTATCGAGTCGTCGGCGTGTACACGAGCGAAGAAAAGGCCCGCATCGTCTGCGACGCAATAAACAAGACCGATGGAGAGTATGACGAGGCAGAAATCGCAGAGTGGCCTCTTGATCCGGCAGCAGACGAGATCAATCAAGGAATGACGCAATACCTTGTGTATATGCGTCGCGACGGCACGGCGGAAAGATGTGAGCCACGCTCGCTGAGCGCATACGGCATTGGGGAGCAATCATATATCTGGAAGCGGAGCGACGCCCGCGCCTTCCAAGGGGTTGCGGTCGCTGATGTTCTCGTATCAACCGTGTTCGCCACAGATGAAAAGCACGCGATCAAAGTGGCAAATGAACGCCGGATGCAGATGATCGCCATGAATCAGTGGGAGCCAAAATGAGTCCCGCCCTGTACTGGTGGCTGTTCTTCAACGTCATGGCGAGATCATGGAATCCGCCGAAACGCGAGCATAAGGAGGAAGCGTGAAACGATCCGAGTTGTATGCGACGTTAGCCATGATCGTATGCGCTCCGCATATGTCAACGTATTTCGCGCTCGGCCTAACCTTCTCCTACTTCATTCTTATGATTGCGTCGATGCTGTCCGAGGCGCGACAGAAGTAGCTGATGACGAAACCATTACGCCAGCACGAATATCAAGATCCATTGCTGATCCTCCTAGTGCGAGAAGAACAATCATGCAAACAGTGTGTTTGGACGGTCGGAAAGATAGGCAGCACCCTTTGCGCCAAGCTGCGCCCAATGACGGGGCGGTGCAGCGAGTTTGCCTGTTTAGAGACATGGAAAGCCTCTTGTCGTTCGCATATTTGTGGCGCGCGACCGATGGCGTCAAAGTCGCAAAAGTAGGAGAGTTCATCGCAGCCGAAACTGGCGCAATGATGCTCAGCGCGAGCGAGAAACGAGCGCAGGCGCGGCTGATCCTCGATGTGATCGAGTCGCATACGTCGCTCGATCAACGAGCGCTCCTGGATGCCGAATACGGCGGCGAGAACGGAGAGCGACACGCGGCGATCGGTCGGCTCGAACACCTGTTCGGCGGCATCGTGCGCAATCGGGCCGTCATTCGCCTGATGCTGATGCGTGAGTTCGTCTACGGCGCGCACTACTGCCCTTCCGCGCAGCACATCGCCGACGAATGCGGAGTAAGCCGAAGCACCGCATACAACGCAGCAGCGAAGATCGGGCCAGCAATCGCAGAGCTGCGCCAGGCGACGCACGAGAAGTTACGACCGGCGTTCGAGCGGCGCGGCCTTATTCCGCGAGGGGAAAACCAATGAAGACGATCACGAAAGAAGAAGTTTTAAGCGCACTCGATTACGACAAAGACACCGGGCACTTCACATGGAAACGCCGCGGCAAAGGGGTTAAGGTTGGCACAATCGCCGGAACGATAGGCTCCAACGGATACCGCCAGATCATTATCAACCAGGAAAGATTCCCGGCGCATCACCTGGTATGGCTGGTAGAGCGCGGCGAGCTTCCGTTGCACATGGTCGATCACATCAACGGAATCCCGACCGATAATCGGATAGAGAACCTTCGCGCCGCTGACAACTACCAGAACCAATACAACCAAAAGCTGCACCGCGACAGCACCAGCGGCGTAAAGGGAGTCTATAAGCACCCGAGCGGATGGTGCGCGAGAATCTCGATCGCAGGCAAGCGCCGAACCCTGGGCTACTTCGCGACGGTCGACCAAGCCGCAGCCGTCATCAAAGATGCACGCGAGCAGCTTCACGGCGAGTTCTGCCGGCACATGTAGCCTAGCGAACAAAGATCCTTCTTCTTTTTGCTTGACTTTTAATACAGGCGCGGTATTATTCAACTCAGCAGCACACAACAACAACCCAGAAGGAAACATCGATGAAACCGCAAACCTTGGGCCGCAACGGCTTATTACGCAGTATCGAAGCATTCCGCCCGCAACAAGCTCCTGTTGCGCGTAAAAATTTGTCCGCAATGGATACACTGGCTGCTTCAGTGCCTAAGTCAGTATTCATGCAGGAACTGCGCAAGGCCGGCGACGAGCACCTTTGCCCCGTCGCCGAACTGATCGAACTCCATCGTCAGGTGCAGATCGCGGAGAAGGTGCCGGACATGTACGCCCTTCTGATGAATTTCGATCTGGAATGGCGTCGCTTTTCATCGATGTTTCCTGAAGCCGCTGCCGATGGCTGGCTCTCCCTCCTTGTGAACCGTGCGCGCGTCCTGCGCGATGAAATCGACGAGATAAGCCATGCGGGCCGCGCTTGATTGGACGATCGCGCTGCTTGTCTGCTTCGGATACGGGGCGTGGGCGGCAGCGCAGAACCTATGGGCTTTCCAATGAGCGGCGCTGATTGGTGGCAGCAACAGCAACAGGAAGAACAGCAGTTATTTGAACTCGAGCAACGGGAGAAACATCATGGAAATCCGGAAAGCGCAGCGCAAGAAGGCAAAACTGAGGCTTGGAATCGCAGCACCGAGCGGTGCGGGCAAGACGTATTCCGCTCTGCTCTTGGCCTTCGGGCTTGGCGGTAAGGTCGGAGTAATCGACACCGAGCACGGATCTGCAGATCTGTACGCGCACCTTGGCGATTACGACATTATTTCAATCGAAGCGCCGTACACAGTGCCGAAGTACCTTCAGGCGATCAAGGCGTTCGAGGTGGCTGGCTACACGACCATCATCATCGACAGCCTGACGCACGCATGGGCCGGCGACGGCGGCTTGCTCGACAAGCAAGGCAAGATCGCGGACAGCGGCAAGGCGAACGGATTTGCGGCATGGCGCACGATCACGCCCGAGCATAACGCGCTCGTCGAGGCGATGCTGAAAAGCCCCTGCCACATCATCGCGACGATGCGTGCAAAGCAGGAATACGTGCTCGAGACAAACGACCGAGGCAAGCAGACGCCGAAAAAGGTCGGACTCGCACCGGTGCAGCGCGACGGCATGGAATACGAATTCACGGTGATGCTCGATATCGACATGAACCACGTCGCCAGCTCGAGCAAAGACCGCACCTCCCTCTTTGACGGCCGCTTCTTCAAGGTCAGCCAGGATACCGGCGCGGAACTGCTCGCATGGCTCGAGTCGGGCGTTGAGCAGCCGCCGACAGTCAACCCCGTTGAACGCGACGAGTTGCTCAGTGCGATGGCAGATAGCGGGCTTTCGGCTCAACGCTTCTGCGAGAAGTTCGGTATCTCGAGCGTAATCGATCTCCCCAAGGCCCGACTTGGCGAAGCAGCACAAGCAATCAGCGCATTCAAAGAAGCTCGCGACGCCGCTCGAGCGGCAAAACTCGCAGAGCATCAACAAACCACCGAAACCGCAGGAGCGTAAATGGCATCCGTCAACAAACTCATCATCGTCGGAAATCTTGGCGCCGATCCCGAAGTTCGATACCTGCCAAGCGGCGATGCCGTTGCGAACCTGCGCGTCGCCACCACTGAGAAGTGGAAAGACAAGGCATCCGGCGACGTGAAAGAGCACACCGAATGGCACCGATGCAACCTGTTCGGCCGCCTCGCACAAGTCGCT